GTTCAAATGGATGTTGATGTTACGGTGTTGGAGATTAGAAACGATAGTGCCACAGGGGTAACGGCTGGTGGCAGCGGTGTTATTTCAACATCAAGAACGGTAAATGCAGATTTGTATCATTTTAGAACATTTAGTTTTTTGATTATAATTTCAGCAACATCTCCAAATATTGTAAATATTAATGGAAATATACCTGGAACGGTCGCTGGTTCATATTCAACAGCAGTGAATATGACAGGTAACTCAACATTAAATTTTGTTGGTGATGTTTGTGCTGGTTTGGTAAGCGGTCAAACGCCAGGTCTTGTTGGAATACAAGTTTCAACTGGAGGAACATTAAATCTAACAGGCAATGTTAGTGGAGGTAACGGAACCTATGGTGGGTTTCAAATTGGATTGGCTCCTGGAGTTAGGGCGGGTACTAATTCAATTATAAACATTGTTGGTAATGTAGATAGTGGTCTGGGTACATACGGAAATGTAGGAGTTTATAGTAATACAACAGCAACTATAAATATAACAGGAAATGTGACTGGTAATGCTGGGGCTGGCAGTAGTGGACTCTATTATAACACAGGCATATATTTAGTAAATGGTACAGCTTTATGCTCAATTGTTGGAAATGTGACAGCAAATGCAGCAGGTTTTGGTGTATACACAAACGATAATCCAGTTAAAATTGCAGGCAATCTGACAGATGGTTCAAACGGAACAATAGCCTTTAGAGGAAATAGGTTATTTTTAGAACAAGCTGCACAATGGCAATTCAGGAAAACGGATTTATCTACAATAACATTATACACTCCCGGTGTTGCAACTGGATTCCCAGCCACCAACAATGTAAGAACGGGTATAACCTACGGCCCGACAAATAACCTAACAGGCACTTGCGCAGTCCCACCATCAGGATCTGTTGCTCTAGGAGTACCAGTTGATAATACAGTAGGAACTGCTTACTTAGATGCCACTAGTTTAGCAAACGCTTTAACTGGCTCCTTAGCTGCACCCCTAGCAACCTCACTATTTACAGAAATAAGCGGATCATCAGACCCACTAGCAGAACGAATGAGAAATCAATCCACAGTACAAACAACTGGAGCACAATTGGCAGGACTATTATAAAAAATTTGGCTACCGTTAATATATTTATTATATTAATGATATGTTTTACATTATTGAGGACAGCAAACAGTTATATAAATTCTACTCTAGAGGTTATGAAAATGTATTTATGGAAATTATACCAAATTCTCCATTTATCCATCCCTCAAGAGCTGATATATCTTTAATATATCTGCGTCCCTTAAATGCCCATAAAGGATATTTTTTATGTTTAAAACATAATGAAACGTTATCTTTAGATAAAGAAGATGTTGATGATCTTATTTCTTCTTTTACTAACATATACACCTTAGATAAAAAACAATTATTATATTTTTATCCATTAAAAAATATTCACGATATAAGTTTAAATATTCCTACTTACAATAAACCCAATTCTATTGTTTATTCTAGGTATTACAATAAACATAAACATCATACGGAAATTAACGAAATAATACCGATATCTAAGCATTATGAGTTTTACACACAAGTATATGAAGATATAAAGCAATGCTGTTATACGCCTGTATCTTCGATATTTTCACATAAAGCACCCATAGTGTTTAACGCCATAGAAAAATCAGGTTTAAAAATAGATACTCAATTATTTGAAGATTATTTTGAAACCCCAAATCAAGATGTTATATTTACTCGATACCAGTATAACACTTTAACAACTCGTCCTTCAAATAAATTCAATGGTATAAATTTTATGGCATTGAATAAAAAAGATGGTTCTAAAAAATGTTTTATACCTCAAAATTCAAGGTTCATTGAAATAGATATTTCTGCTTATCATCCAACAATGGTTGGGCAAATAATTGGTTATGATTTTGAAAATAAAGATATCCATCAAGAATTTGCTGACATGTATGAAGTTAGTTATGCTGAATCTAAACCTATAACATTTAAAATGTTTTATGGAGGAGATTTCGGTGAATATAAAGACTTGCCATTTTTCATACAGATGAAAGAGTTTGTAGACAAAATGTGGGAGGAATTTAATACTAAAGGACAAATACAAGAAGAAATAGGAAAATATATATTTTACAAGGATAAACTTGAAAAACTAAATCCTTTTAAATTATTTAATTATTATCTCCAAGCCAGAGAAACAGCTCAAAATATCCACATAATGTGGGATATATTAAAAATATTAAAAAATCATAAAACTAAATTAGTTTTGTATGTTTACGATTCTTTTACATTTGATTTTGATGATAAAGAAAAATATCTTCTAGATGAAATCTTACCCGTATTTGAATGTAGAGGACTAAATGTTAAACTTAAATCAAATAAAACCTTAGACTTTGAATAAAACCCTACATACATATGACAAATAGTGAATTAGAGATGGGAAATAAACTTTTATGTACCTTTACCCCAGAGGAAAATGTAGAGAACTTACTTAATTATGTGACTGGAAATTACGCATTAACCAGCAATAAAATATTTGTTTTATATATTAAAAGTAACAATGAATATGTGGTAACATATAATCTTGATACAATCAATAGTAATATACTTGAAAATACAATTTCAGTACACCGTAAAAAAGATTCAAACACATTGTATACTTTAAACGGGTTAAATGAAATAGTTAAGGCGTTAAATAACGGAATTGTAGATCCTAAATTTTCCATTAATTGGAACCATTATAAAAATAGTATTTTATTGACTAGAGAAGGAGAATTAAAAATATTAAAGACAAAACTTTATAAAATTCTTACTCTCTGATAAAATAAGTTTGGCTATCTAAAATAAGTTACGTATCATATAGGAAACACTAATAAATAAAGTTATATATTATGGATTTAAAAGCAATCAGAAACAAAATGCAGTCGCTTAGCTCCAATGGAAGTGGTAAGCGAGAAAAAATTGACTACAGTACTATTTACTGGAAGCCAAAAAAAGAAGGTAAATACCAAATTCGTATTTTGCCTTCAAAACATAACGCATCATTTCCGTTTAAAGAATTTATGGTTCATTATGGTTTTGGACAATACCCAGTTGCTAGTTTAACTAACTGGGGTGAGAAAGATCCTATTGTCGAATTTGCTAAAAAATTACGTCAGAGTGATGATCGTGAAAATTGGTCACTAGCTAAAAAAATTGAACCTAAAATGAGGATTTACGCTCCAGTAATTGTTAGAGGTGAGGAAGAAAAAGGAGTACGTTTATGGGAATTTGGTAAAAACATTTATCTACAATTATTAGGTATTGCTGATGATGAAGATTATGGTGATTACACAGATGTAAATGAAGGTAGAGACTTTACAGTTGAAGCAGTCACTGGTGATGTTGGTGGAAGACAAGGTTTGAAAATGACACTTAGAGTTAAACCAAAAACAACTCCACTAAGTAATGATGCTGAGGAAATTGAAACATGGTTAGATAATCAACCTAACATTCTTGAAGTCCAACGTAAAATGGAATTTGATCAAGTAAAAGATCTATTACAGAAATGGTTATCACCTGAGGATGAAGAAGAGGAAGATGAAGAGGAAGAAGGATTTGATGAAACTTTAGCTAAAGCTACTCAAGCAAATAAAGAAAAGACTGAACAACCAGCTAAAAAATATCAAGCTCCTGCTAAATCAAATAAATCGAAATCATTTGATGATTTGTTTGAAGAGGAAGACGATTTACCCTTCTAATTTATAAATAAATAATCATGGCTAAAAGACTTAACAAATCTTTGATGGAGACCGTCTCCAAAGAAATTAAATCCAATTTTAACTTAAATTCATTTAAAGATAAAAAAGGATTAGTTTCAAATGTAAAATTCAAAGATCAAAAATGGATTCCATTTTCTCAAGCACTACAAGATGCTTTATCACTACCAGGTATTCCTATGGGTCATATTACAATGGTTCGAGGAAAATCAAACACAGGTAAATCTACTCTTTCAATTGAAGCAGTAGTTGCCGCTCAAAAAGCAGGAGTACTCCCAGTTATCATTATCACTGAAATGAAACATTCTTGGGAACATTGGAGAACTATGGGATTTGAGATGGAAGATGTACTTGATGAACAAGGTAATGTTATTGACCATAATGGATTTTTTATCTACCGAGACCGTAGTACTTTAAGCTCAATTGAGGATATAGCTGTATTTATAGCTGACTTGATTGATGAACAAAAGAAAGGAAATCTACCTTATGATCTATTATTTATGTGGGATAGTGTAGGTTCTATTCCTTGTCAGATGAGTTTAGATCAAGGTAAAAATAATCCAATGTGGAATGCAGGTGCTATTGCAACTCAATTTGGTAATTTTATTAACCAACAAGTAGTTTTATCTAGGAAAGAAAATTATCCTTATACAAACACATTACTTATTGTAAATAAAACAGGAGTAGCTCCCGCTGAAACACCTATGTCTCGTCCTAAAATGACTAATAAAGGTGGGGATACATTTTACTATGATGCTTCTTTAGTATTAACATTTGGTAATATTACAAATGCTGGTACTTCTAAAATTGAAGCACAAAAAGATGGTAGAAAAGTAGAATTTGCTTTACGTACCAAGATTGCTTGTGATAAAAACCACGTTAATGGAATTACAACCAAAGGTACTATTGTCAGTACAGTTCATGGATTTATCCCAGATGATGCTAAAATTATTTCTAAATATAAGAAAGAACACGCTCATGAGTGGGTTGACATTTTAGGTAAAGGTGATTATATCATTCAGGAAGACAACACTGAATGGGACGAAAAAGAACATATAACTGACATTTTAGAAGCGGATGAATAAGAAAAATTTACTAGGATTACTAGATGATATTACAGATAAACCTTCTAAAGATAAAAATATACTAATAGTTGATGGCTTAAACTTATTTTTCCGCAACTTTGCTGTAATTAATACTTTAAATGGAAAGGGAGATCATATTGGTGGGCTAGGTGGATTCTTAAAATCACTAGGTTATCTAATAAAACAAACAAATCCTAGTCAAGTTTATTTAGTGTTTGATGGTGAGAACTCTTCTCTTAACCGAAAGAATATCCTTCCCGAGTATAAATCGGGAAGGGCTTCTATTCGGATAAATTCCAAAGGAATATTTGATGATAAAGATGAAGAGATAGATTCTCAAATAAATCAAATATCTAGACTACTTCAGTACCTAAAAATTCTACCAGTTAAACTCCTAGTATTAGAAAAATCAGAGGCGGATGATATTATAGCTTATCTTTCTTCTGTTTTACCAAAAATGAACAATAATAATAAAGTTTTTATTGTTTCAAATGATAAAGATTTTCTTCAACTAACTAATTCTAATGTTACTGTATTTAGACCCACAGAAAAAGTTTATTATTCTGCAAAAACAATTAAACAAAAGTTTGGAGTTTTAGCTGAGAATTTTATCTTATATAAGACATTATTAGGAGATTCATCAGACAAAGTACAAGGAATAAAAGGATTAGGTGAAAAGAAATTATTAAGTAAGTTTCCTCAACTAACAGAAAAAGAGTTAACATTAGATGACATATTTTCTATATGTGAGGAAAACCTTCAAGAGCATATAATTTATGCTCGGATACTTCAAGACTATGATAGGATTCATCAAAATTATAAATTAATGGATCTAAGTAAACCTATGATTGATCAAGAAGGAGAAGAATACATAGTTAATATCATCAACTCACCAGTACCACAATTTAATTTAGGAATATTCAATAAATTACAAGAGGAGGATCAACTTGATAAAGTAGTTAGAAACCCAATAGAATGGGCCAAAAGTATATTTTTAAATTTAAAATAATAAAGTTATGTCACCATCAACATTAAACAACATAGAACAATACGGGTATAATTTTCAAATTAAAGTTATATCTTCATTATTGAATAATAAACAGTTTTTAACTAACATTCATGATGTTTTGATGCCTGAGTATTTTGGCAACCAAGCTCATCAATGGATTATTAAAGAAATTCTAAATTATTATCTTAAATATCATACAACTCCAACCTTAGATGTATTAAAAGTTGAACTACAAAAAGTAAATAATGATGTATTAAAGGTTTCAATTAAAGAACAGCTTAAACAAGCCTATATTCAAGAAGAGAATGATTCAGTTTATGTTGAAGAGGAATTTTCAAACTTTTGTAGAAACCAACAACTTAAAAATGCTCTATTAAACAGTGTAGATTTATTAAATGCTGGGGATTATGACTCAATTCGTCATCTAATTAACAATGCTCTAAAATCAGGTCAAGATAAAAATATTGGTCATGAGTATCTTAAACAAATCGAATCCAGATTTAGGGAAGAGGAAAGAAACGTGATTCCAACACCTTGGACATTAATCAACCAAATTACGCAAGGCGGATTAGGTAATGGAGATTTCGGTTTAATTTTCGGTAATCCCGGTGGAGGTAAGTCATGGGCGTTAGTAGCTTTAGGAGCATTTGCCATAGCTAATGGTTATAATGTAGTTCATTATACTCTTGAATTAGGAGAAACTTATGTAGGTAAAAGATATGATGCTTTTTTCACTAGTATTCCTGTTGATGAATTAAAAAATCATAGAGATAAGGTTGAAGAAATTACAAATGATTTACCTGGTGAATTAATTATTAAAGAGTACTCTCCAGGTAGAGCCTCTATCCATACAATAGAATCTCATATCCAGAAATTAGAAAGTCTTGATTTTAAACCTGATCTTATTATTATTGATTATGTGGATTTATTATCATCTCCTCGTAAAAATAGTGATAGAAAAATTGAGATTGATGATGTTTATACAGGTACTAAAGGTTTAGCCAAAGAATTAAATCTACCTATCTGGAGTGTATCTCAGGTCAATAGAGCAGGAGCAAAAGATGATATTATTGAAGCAGATAAATCCGCAGGTTCATACGATAAAATTATGATCACAGATTTTGCTATGTCCTTATCTAGAAAGAAAAAAGATAAAGTAGAAGGTACAGGTAGAATCCATATTATGAAAAACAGATATGGAATGGATGGAATGTCATACTTTGCTAAAGTAGATACTGCTACAGGACATATCGAACTACAAGAAGAGTACAATGAAGAAACTCATTCCAATAATATGACGGAGGAAGAAGTAGACAGAAAGCTACTAAAGAAGAAATTTTTTGAAATGGGAATGTAATACTTATAAACAAAATCTATGATAACACAAGTTAGACAATACTATAAACCGTTTGAATACCAAGATGCTTTTGAATATTATAAACAACAACATCGTGTGCATTGGCTGGCAGATGAGATCCCTTTAGCATCAGACATCAATGATTTTAAATTAAAATTAACTGATTCTGAAAAAAACTTAATTGGTAATATTCTAAAATCATTTGCCCAAACAGAGGTTCATGTAAATGATTATTGGTCCTCTAAAGTCACTCAATGGTTTCCTAAACCTGAGATAGTAGCTATGGGTTCTACATTTGGAGCCTTTGAGGCAATCCACGCAGAGGCCTATGCTAGATTGAATGAGGAACTTGGAT